TGAAAAATCTGGCAAAGATGTTGAGAAAAAGGGCATGAAAGAAGGCTCTAAGGCTGAGATGGCTATGGACAAATCCCAAATGATGAAAAAGGGTGGCCCAGCCGTGAAGAAAATGGCGACTGGCGGTTTGGCCGCTGGTCACAAGTCTGCTAATGGTATTGCTACCAAAGGCAAAACTAAAGGCAAACAGATCTCTATGCCCGGAAACAAAGGCATGAAATCTGGTGGCATGGCTAAGAAATACTGTTAAGGAGTTACCATGAAAAAGATGAAACGTTATGAAGCTGGTGGAGACATTGATCCATTAGAGGCTGCAAACAAGTCTGAGGAATCTCAGTCTATTGCTGATGAAGCCAAGGGTGAAGCAATGCTCAAATCGATGCGCGATAAGGCATCTGCACCAAAGCCAAAAGCAAAACCAGCAATGCCAGCGCTTGAGATGAGCGTTCCTCCCTCAAAGCCCAAATCGACCCAGTATGGAGCAAGTGTTCCATCCCTTGGCGCTTCTGGCACTTATGGTGGCGGTTTAGGACGTAGATCTAATCCTGAGTATCCAGAGGATGCTTCTAAGGCTATGGCCGACATGAAGAAAACCTCTTCTCCTGATGTGACCAAGATGTCTTTGGCTGAACGTATGAAGGAAAGCCGTGAAAAATCTAGATCAGGTAGCGGTAAAACCGATACCCGCTCTGTGAATGAGCGTTTCCGTTCTGCCCTTGGTTTTGCTAAAGGCGGTTCTGTTAATGCATCTAAACGTGCTGATGGTATTGCCCAGCGCGGCAAGACCAAAGGCCGCATCATCTAAGGAATAGATATGATGGCAAGCCGAGGAATGGGGGCTGTTAGCCCCTCCAAAATGCCCGGCCCGAAGCGTAAGGCTAGACGGGACAATACCGACTTCACGGAGTATGCTGAAGGCGGTAAGGTCAATGCTGCCGGAAATTACACAAAACCTAGTCTGCGTAAGCGGATTGTGTCTCAAGTAAAAGCAGCAGCGACCCAAGGCACTGGCGCAGGTCAGTGGTCAGCCCGTAAAGCCCAACTTGTAGCCAAGAAGTACAAGGCGGCAGGTGGAGGCTATCGAGATTGAAAGCTCCTCAGCAATCCCTTAAAAACTGGGGCGATCAGAAATGGCGTACCAAGTCGGGAAAGCCGTCGTCAAAAACTGGTGAGCGTTACTTGCCAGAAGCAGCAATTAAGTCTTTAAGTTCTAAAGAGTATGCGGCAACTACCAAGGCAAAGCGTGCAGGTAAAGCCAAGGGCAAACAGTTTGTGGCTCAACCCAAGGGTATAGCAAAGAAAACAGCAGGATTTAGATAATGGCATATACCTCCGGCAGTACCGCATTTAACCTTGACTTCACCGAATTAGCGGAAGAAGCGTGGGAACGCGCTGGACGGGAAATGCGTTCAGGATATGACCTAAGAACCGCACGCAGATCAATGAACCTGTTAACCATTGAGTGGCAAAACAGGGGGATCAACATGTGGACGATTGAGCAAGGCTCCATCGATCTGGTTGCAGGTTTAAACACGTATCCAACCCCGACAGATACCATTGACCTAATGGATCACGTAATCCGTACTGGGGCTAACAGCGCCAGCACACAGTCAGATTTAACGATCACTCGCATTAGTTCTTCGACCTATGCCACGATCCCCAATAAATTACAGCAGGCTCGTCCTATCCAGATCTTTGTTCAAAGGAACTCTGGCGAGACAAACTCTGCTAATTCAACGCTAAGTACAACCATCACCGCCACAAGCACAGAGATAACTCTCAGCACAACGGTTGGATTGGCTGCGGCTGGGTATATAAAATTAGATAATGAGACAATCTACTATCAATACATCACAGGGAATACCTTATATGTATGTTCAAGGGCGCAGAACGACACGACGGCAGCAGCCCATACAGCGGGCATCTCGGTGTATGTTCCTCAACTTCCTGCTGTGACCGTCTGGCCTACCCCAGATAACTCAACCCCATATCAATTGATCTATTGGCGGCTACGGCGCGTGCAAGATGCTGGGGCTGGTATACAGACTGGCGATATGAATTTTCGCTTCCTACCCGCCGCTGCGGCAGGATTAGCCTATCAAATTGCAGCCAAGGTTCCTGAACTGATGCCACGGGTGCAAATGCTTAAAGATATGTATGACGAGCAATTCAATCTTGCCGCTGGTGAAGACCGAGAGAAGGCAGCGATTAGGTTTGTTCCTCGTCAATCATTCATTGGAGGAGGTAGCGCTTAATGGCTGGGTTATTTGATCCAGAGGGTAAAGATTTTGATTATGAAACAGCCCTCGCTTACAAAATGCAGCCAAAGAAAAAGGGCGAACATTGGGGTTCTGTTGCCCCAACATCAGACGATGAGCGCATAGCCAATGATTTACCAGAAGATAGCTATGTTTTGTTAAAGGGTAGGGGTCACCAAACTTTTAACAAAGCAGAAGCGGCAGAAAATGAGCGTGGATCAAAGATTGTAAAACGTGGCGAAAGATATTATTCTGTGCCAAAAGGGTTTAAAAAAGGCGGGATGGTTTCAGCCTCTAGCCGTGCGGATGGTGTAGCCCAAAGGGGTAAAACCAAGGGAAGGATTTTGTAATGGGCAATAGATTTGCTTCTGGCAAATACAGTATTGCCATGTGCGACCGTTGTGGTCAGCGCTACAAACTCAAGGAGTTAAAGAAGGAAATCATCAAGACAAAGCGGTACGACCTTAAAGTTTGTCCTGAGTGCTGGGATCCAGATCAGCCTCAGTTGCAACTAGGTATGTATCCAGTTGATGATCCGCAGGCTGTGATGGAGCCACGTAATGACGGCACATACGTCACTGCTGGTGTGAATGGATTGCAGGACAACCTATCTGGTTTTGGTGGTTATCCAACCGGAGGTTCTAGGGACATCCAGTGGGGCTGGTATCCAGTAGGTGGATCGAGTGAATTTGATGTGCCTTTAACACCAAATAACTTGGTGGGAACGACAAGTGTTGGTACAGTAACGGTTAGCGTAACTTAGGAGCGAAAAATGGATAAAGCGGACTTAAAACAAGATAAGAAAATGATTGCTGGTGCTGTGCATAAGCATGAGAAAAAGCTGCACCCCGGTCAGCCTATGACTAAATTTGCCAAGGGCGGCAAGACCAATATGCAAATGCGTAAATTGGGTCGTGGCATGGCTAAGGTTGCCAACCAGATGAAATCTTCAAGGGGAAAATAATGGGATTTTCTAAAAAAGTAATGGGCAAGGAAGTTGGCGATGCCAGCGTCTATGCCAAACCGCACACTATGGATGGTAAGGCTGGTGTAAAGATGCGCGACAAAGCGCCTATGCCCCGCAAGAAGGATTGGACTCCAATGGATGGCGTAAGCATCGGCACTAACGATGAAGTTAAAACTACTGGCATCAAAATCCGTGGAACAGGCGCTGCCACCAAAGGCGTGATGGCTAGAGGCCCGATGGCATGACATACAACGAATTAGTCACTGCTGTTCAAGATTACTGTGAGAACACGTTTCCCACGGTAGATATGAACACGATGATTAAGCAGGCGGAGCAACGCATCTATAACACGGTGCAGATTGCCAACCTTCGCAAGAACGTTACCGGAACTATTGTCTCCGGTAACAAGTATTTATCTGCGCCTGATGATTTCTTGTCTACGTACTCCTTGGCTGTATATCCAAGCGCAGGCGGTGACTACCTCTATTTGTTAAACAAAGATGTTAACTTTATGAGAGATGCGTATCCCAATCCTGCGGATACGGGAAAACCCAAGCACTATGCTATTTTTGGCCCACAGTCTTCAAATGTAAAAGAATTGTCTTTTATTCTTGGCCCAACGCCAGATGTAACGTACTCCGCTGAGTTGCATTATTACTATTACCCTGAGTCAATTGTGACTGCCAGCCAGACTTGGCTAGGAGATAACTTTGATTCTGCTCTTCTTAATGGAACGATGGTCGAGGCTATCCGTTATATGAAGGGTGAGAAAGATTTGGTTGATTTGTACAACCAGATGTATGTTCAGTCTATCTCTCTACTCAAGAACTTGGGAGATGGCAAACAACGCATGGATGCTTATCGTGATGGGCAGGTTAGGAATCCGGTGAGTTAATGTCTATTATCCAAACCCAGACCACCAGCTTCAAAAAGGAGCTATATCAAGGTATACACGATCTATCTACGGATACCATCAAGATAGCCTTGTATACGGCCAATGCTGATTTAAATGAAAACACAACTGTGTATTCAAGCAATAATGAAGTGGCCGCCACTGGAACTTATGTAGCTGGAGGGGCGCAACTTACCCCGATTACTGTGAGTTCTTCTGGTTATACGGCGTATGTGGGCTTCCCAAACATATCTTGGACGGGTGCAATCACAGCAAGATGCGCGTTAATTTATAACGCAACGCAGGGAAACAAGTCTATCGCTGTTTTGGATTTTGGTGCTGACAAAACTTCCACTACAACATTTACAATCACTATGCCAGCCAACACTTCGACAGCGGCGCTTATTAGGAGTTCAAATTGATAGTTACAACAACTAGAGGCGATATGGATGACTCTTTGCTAGAGAAGCGAGAGGGTGATGTTGATAACAATA